ATGGTGGCGTCTTTGCCGTCAACACCATCCCGGCCGTCCTTCGGAATTGGGATCGCGTCCAGCACTTCGGAGACTTTGGCGAGCACGTCTTTGGTGATCGCGTCGCGGTCGGCATCCTTGCCGTTGATGCCGTCAACGCCATCGCGGGGAACCTTGACGCGCAGCAGAACATCAGCGGCGAGCTTTTCAACATCAACCGCAGGCGCGTCCTTACCGTCGCGGCCGTCCCGAGGAACCGGGATCAGCTTCACGACTTCCGAAACGATCGCAAGCGTGTCCACAGGCGGCGCGTCTTTCCCATTTGCACCGTCTTTGCCGGGCTCTGGTGCACGCTTCTCAAGCGCCTCTATGCGGCTGAGCAGCGGCCCAAGGCTGCGCGCGATGTAGCCCTTGACGGACTCCACTACGCTGTCGGCAAGTGCTTGGTTCATTGGTTCATGAGGAATTTAAGCGCCTCTTCGACTACAAAGAAGACTTCTTCGTCATCGTTCTTTGGTCGTTTTGGCATGTAGATGTGCGTCCTTGTTGAGCCGTACACCAATACGGGCTCATCTTCGTCTTCGTTGTCTAGTCCGCGTGTGGCTTCGGTGTAGAGGCCGAACCCAAGACCATCGAAGGCCCAGGCCAGCAGTACATCGTCCATCACGCAGTTGTCGTCAATACAACCGCGCTTCCGGTTGTGACTTTTGTCTGACTCATCACGCCATCAGTTCGGCCATCTGGCGTGATGACAAGATCGTCGATGCCGCCTTTGATGCGCAGCAACCATTCAAGCAAGTGCGCTTGCTCTGCTGTCAACGCACTCGGCCCCGACGCTCCAATCGGCTCGTCATCGGTAATGATGGTCACTCGCCCTGTTTCTCGGATGATGCGCTGCGTCACAACTCCATCGGAGCGGGTGCCTGTTGACTTGTCAATGGTCAGCGGGTCTATAAGTCCGTTCAAGCGCGCGATGGTTTCTAGCCATGCTGCGTGCTGTGCAGACAGTTGCGGCCCGTTGACGAAAAGGCCCACGGACAAGACTTGATCCGGCGCGACAGTGGGCGCGTAGAAGGTCTGCGCGTTGTCCAGCAGTGGCGCAGTGATCTGCTGCGCCCCACTGACCGTTGGGTCGTAGAAGGTTTGCGCATTGGTCAGCAGTGGCGGTGCGACACTGACAGCACCCGCAGCCACTGTCGGCACGAAGAACGACTGCGCGTTCTCGAACAGCGCCGGAAGGATGGCGACAGAACCAGGCGCGACCGTTGGCGCAAAGAACGTCTGCGCGTTGGTCACCAAAGGCGGCGCAACTGCGACTTGACCGCCGGCTACCGTTGCTGAGAAGAACGTTTGCGCGTTCGTCACCAAAGGCGGTGTCAGCGTCACAGCGCCAACCGTCACTGTCGTGCTGTAGAAAGTTTGCCCGTTGGTGAACAGTGAAGTCGTCAGGCTCACAGCGCCTGCGCTCACTGTCGGCGCGTGGAATGTCTGCGTGTTGGTGAGCAGGGCCGGTGACAGGCTGACCGACCCCGGCGTGATCGTCGGCGCGAAGAACGTCTGACCGTTTGTCAGGAGAGAAGGCGAAATCGAAACGGCGCCTGGCGTGACCGTTGGCGCAAAGAAGGACGAACTGTTTGTCAGCAGTGACGGCGACAGCGTGAGCGCACCGGGCACGACTGTCGGGCCGAAGAAGCTCTGCGCATTCGTCAGCAGGCTCGGGGTCAAAGAGACGGCGCCGGGGCTGACTGTGGGGCTGAAAAAGACGCTGGTGTTTGTGACCAGCGAAGGAGTGAGGGTTTGCGCGCCGCTGACGGTGGGAGAGAAGAAGGTTTGCCCGTTGGTCAGCAGGCCGGGCGTGAGAGTGACGGTCCCGGGTGTGACCGTGGGCGCAAAGAACGATTGTGCGTTGGTGACAAGCGGCGGCGACAGGTTCTGCGCCGCTGGCCCGCCTGTTATCAGTTCTTCATCAAACCACGCCTTTGCATCGGCCTGTGGAGTAAACCAGGATGCCGCTACAAGATCAGGATCAAACTGCCCCGCCACGGCATCAGCTCACCGCTGCGTAGATAGTCACCAAGCCCCCAGTGATCGCAGCAGCAGGGTCAGGCAGTGCGGTGGTCAGGCCGGTAGAAGAAGCGCCGTGCAGGATCGGCACCGTGCTTGCCAATTGGCCGCCTGTCTTTGCAGTGCCGCCTTTCGTGGTGATGATCGTCGTTGCCGTCATCATGATGCCGATGTAGTACAGACCGGAAGTCGGCACGCGATACGGTGTCGTCATCGCAAGGGTTTTGACGGTGTTCGCGGCCCATGCCGTTGTCGTCTGATTGGCCGACTGCGCAAGCAGAGAGCGCGCGCCGCTGTAGAGCGCGAAGAAGTAGTTCGTTGGCGTGCCGGCAGCCGTGGTCGCGCTGCTGATCGTGATGTTGCTGACCAGTTGCCCGGCCTTGAGGTAGATAGCTTGCAGGAACAGAGTGCCGCTGGCCGTTGGTGCTGCGGTGTTCACTTCCGGGCAAATCTCGCGCGGCATGGTTTCCGCGAGGGTTCCTGTGGCCCCCAGGTTGACCGAGGCCGGGCCGGCGTATGTGTACTCGCCGCCCTGACTGTCGTGGTGCGTCCAGGTGCCCTCTTCATTGAACACAAGATTTTCACCGGGCAGCAGAGTGACCCTCATCAGGTCTTCGCTGTTCGTTCCGTCGAAATGCTGCACCGTCACCGTCGTCGATGTGCTGGCGTGCGCGTTCGTGATGTTCAAGTGCTTGACCTGGCGCTGCGACCACGGTCGTTGTCGTCGCAGTGCTGATGACCGCCGTGTTCGTGCGGCCAGGCGTGATCGTGCCAGAGGCGTTGTCCACCCATGAGGCGTGCACATGGACCGTCGCGGCCGAGCCGGTAACGATGCGAACGATATCGCTGGTGCTGGTGAGAAGCAGCATTACAGTTGCACGATCCCGGAAGCGTTCCAGGAGATAGCGATGTTGCCGCCGTTCGGCGTGACAGGCAGACCAGTGACGCCAGTGTCGATGTAAGCGAACAGACGCCACGTCGTATTCGCACCGGCGTTCTTGATGAACAACACGATCGCTTCCGCGGTCGCGCCGGTCACGCTTGGCTCTGTCACGTCTGCACCATCCAACAGGCCAGCGGTGTAGGTCTTGCTGCCAATTTCCTGCTCGGTACCGATGGCTGCAGAGACAACGGACGAATAGAACTCGTGCGAAGCGCTGTAGGTGTAGGTGCCAGTATCCACCAGCACGGCATAGAGACCGGTCGTTCCGCTGCCATCAAGCGCAGCATTGGCCGTGCTCTGAAGTCGGGCCTCTTTCCACTTCGGATAAATCGCGTTTGCCATATTGTTCCTGTCAGAGTGGGATAGCGATCACTTCGGAAATGCGTCCCTGAGAATCGCGCTGCACGTTGAATGAATACGTGACTGCAACACCGTCACGGCCGTTTTGACCGGGGTCGCCTTTGTCACCCTTTTCGCCCTTTTCGCCGCGATCGCCTTTGTCGCCTTTGGGACCACGCAGGCCCACGTCGCCTTTGAGGCCTGGTGCGCCGTCAACGCCATCGCGTCCGTCTCGACCGTCGCGGGGCTTATACACACGCGGGCTCTAGGTCGAATCGCTTCGACAGTGCGGCCAGAAACTCGGCTTCTTCGGTTTGTTTCGGCGCGATATCGGCGATGGCCTTGAGCATGTCGTCGGCGTGCTTTTTGAAGCTGGCGTCGATCGCTTTGGCCGCGTTTTCATCGACCGGAAGTGCTGGTGTCGCCGCAGGCGTCGCAGTGGCAAACGGATCAGGCAGCGCATCACGCTTTGCCAGCGCTTCGAGGCTGTAGTTCTGCTGCTGCATGTATGGCGTATCGCCACCAGTGACCGGGCCAAAGTTCAAACGTGCGCGGCCTTCGTTCACGGTGATGATGCTGCTCTTGACCATTTCGCCCAAGTTCTTGACAAGGGCTGTGGTGTCCATTCGCAGCAAGTCGTTGAGATCGAACTCAGTGCGCAGCGTCTTGTCTGTGTTATGCAAGCCCAATCCATCGTCGAGACAGTTCTCTAGCGCGTCGATCAGCTTGTGCAGGCACTTGTCATAGTAGTGCTGGTTCAGTGCCTCAGTGTTGTTGTACGGAGGCGGAGAACCAACGCCCACCATGTAAGCCGGGACATGGAACGCGGAACAGATTTGGCGCGAGGCTTCGTCGCTTTGTTGAACCTGCTGTGAATCGACAGCAGTAACGGCCATCGGCGTGTATTTGAGGTCATCGCCGAGCACCGCGATTTTCCCGATGTTGTCGGCGCGATAGTTCTTCTCCCAATGCTCTTTGAGGCGCAGCGCGGTTTCGTCGCTGATCTGGCCCGGAGCGGTCAAGATGCCGCTCGGGCGGGCCATGTTCTCGAAGAACTTGACGCTGTTGTTCAGGATTTTCAGGCCCTGAGTCGCTGCGAGTCCGCACGCGAAGATCGGCGAGATGCCGACCAGCGGATGAAACAGGCACTCCATGCGGTCATGGATGATTTCGCTGGCGGGGGCAGCGCGGATATCGGTCGGCAAATGCGAGATATCGTCGCTGTTCAGTTCGTAGAACACGTCGCCATTCGGGGCCACCAATGGGCGCACACGAGCAGGGTCGAGCACGTAAAGACGGACAACAACGCCGCGCATGTCGCGCTCTTTGAGCACGTAGGCATTGCCGTAGATCAGCTTTGAGACGAGCCAGTTTTCGACAAACTGCTGCCGTGTCTGAAAGTGGTTTGGCTTGCGAAGGACCGGGGAAAAAGCCGGGCTGACCGTTTCTCTCCAAATGCGGTTTTCGTCTAGTTCCCGCAATTGCAGCGTGAGCTTGCCGATGTCCGAAGCAATCAGCGTCACGCAGGCATAGACGATCGGATGCGACAACACGGCGTCGCGGTCAACGACGATATCCTGCTGCCATGCACCGGGGAACGACTCGAACACGCGCCACCATCCGCGACTGTCATCGACGCCGGAGAGCATCGGCGCGGCCTTGGTTTGCAGGCCGATCGCCGAGCGGATGCGGGTGACGAGGTTCATTCGGCCGTCTGATCGCGCCGACGATATTGGCGCTTGGGCTTGAGTTCGACGGTTTCAGACGTGAAGTCTGTGGCCCACGCCGGCCCCTGCGGCGGCTCGATCGGCTGCACCTTCGGCGGCTCGACAACCATGTCGCGGCGCATGTACGTGCGCTTCACCGGCTCGGGTTCGACGACGACAGGCGGCGGCGCATCGGCAGCATGCCCCAGCGCCTTCAACAGCCGCGCATCTTGCCCGCCTCGCGTCGAGAAACGGTCGCCGGCTTTCATCCGCTTGCTTGCGTACACGAGGGGGCGCAGTGCAATCAGTTCCATCGTTCGTTTCCTCTTTTGTGTGTGCTCTTTCGTCTGAGCGGTCCCAGACGAAAAAGCCCGAGGCCGGAGCCCCGGGCGAAATGGCAACTGCGTGCCAGGAGGAGACAATCAGGACACGACGCCGCCGTATTCGGCATTCGACAACACGGCCACGGCGCCGGAACGGCGCTTGGCGTAGTTGATGCGGCGCACGACCTTGAAGCCGACCTGTTCGGTCTGCCACAGCGACATCAGCGTTGCGCTGGCCGCGGTCGGGGTGTCGCCCGCGCCCTGCGGGGCGTCGTTCTGCTCGATCATGGCTTGATCGGACATCGACACCTGAATGCCGCTGTCGCCGATCTTCCAGATATCGGACGGCTTCATCAGAATCCAGTCGCCAGGGGTGACGTTGTCGCCCGTGTAGACCGTATCGCCGAGCAGCGTTCCGCCCGAAGCGTTCAGGCCGACGAACTCCGGCTGACCGAGCGCGTTGACCAGCAGCGCCAGCGCTTTCGCCATGCTCGGGGTCATGATCTGCACCAGACCGGATGCGTTCTTCGCCGTCAGGAACGACGAGTAGAGCGACATCATGTCGGCACGCACCGCCGCAGCGTCAGCACCGGACGGCGCCAGCGCCGACAAGCCGTTCAGGATGCCCGCAGGGGACACGCCGGAGACTGCCGCCGCCGAGCCAAGGAACGTGGTGTCGGTCCGCTGTGCCAGCGCTTGCACGAGGCTGTCGCGAATCCACATTTCGGCGGACGGGTCCGAGTCCATGACCAGTTCTTTTGAGCAGGCCGCGATGGCGCCGACCTTGAGCGGCGTCAGTTCCACGTCCGAGAAGTCGGGCTTGGTGACCGGGATGGCCTTCGACTCGCCGACCCAATAGCCGGTGGCCGCGCCGTCCTGACCCTTGACGTGCACGCGCGCGGGCATCGAGCGCAACGGCAGACGGTCAAACACGGTTTGCGAGTACAGGAACTCGACGAAATCGCCGTTGTACCG